CGAGACCAACAACATTGGCATCGTGCGGATTACCACCACCAGCGCACTCGACTGAGGAGGTAACTAACCATGGCATCCATTTTTGAGGCAACAGCGGGCAAACTGATTGGCCCGACTACTGGCGGCACTGTGACCCAGGCCACCAATAAGACCACTGGCGTGACGCTAAACGCGGCATCCGGTCAAATCACCATGAACGGCGCAGAACTTGCTGGTGCCGCTGAAGCCACCTTCACGGTGACTAACAGCGAAGTCAGCAGCACTGACGTCGTTGTGGTCAACCACAGCTCTGCCGGAACAGCCGGTTCTTATCTCGTTCAAGCCAACAGCATTGCTGACGGCTCCTTCGCGATCACCGTGGCCAACGTTGGCTCTACCGCCAGCGAAGCCATCGTGCTGAGCTTCGTGGCTCTGAAGGGCGCTAGCTCCTGATGGGTCTCTTCGCCTTTAGGCGGATGAAGGAACGTGAGGCTGCTGCACAAGCGGCAGCCTCCGCTCCTGAAAAGCCGACCAAAAAGACTTCTACTGTGACGCCCGATGGCAGTAACAATCGACGCAACAGCGGGCGGCGCAAACGCCAACAGCTACATAACGCTGGCTCAAGCTGACGCCTACGTCGAGGCGATGATCAGCAGCACGGATGTCAGTAAGTGGAGCACCGGCACTGATGACACACGCAACCGAGCACTAGCAGCAGCAACACAACGCCTAGATCGTGAACGGTTCCTAGGCGCACGCGCTACGGATACGCAGGCACTGCAGTGGCCTCGAACGGGCGTTCGCAAACCAGACACTTACGTCAACACTTACGCAACGGGGTTCCCGTTTCGTATTTCTGACGATTACTTCACCGACGAAGAGATCCCGGATCAGATTAAGCGTGCTCAGATTGAGCTTGCCGTCTACCTGCACAACAACACAGACGGTATCAGCCTCAGCGGCTTGAACGACTTCAAGAACGTTCAGATCGGCAGCATTAATGTCACGCCTGACAAGGCTGGTGCTGTTGGTGCTGATCACGTTCCGCCGATGTTTGAAAGGTACTTGACGGGTCTTAGAATTAGTGGACCAGGCAACATCGCTATCAAACGGAGCTGACCATGTACGCAGATCTCTCAGGCGGCTTCGAGTTCATCTCTGACACTGCTGCACACACCGGCAGGTTCAGCAAGGTCTACTTCAAGGAAGACAGCGTGATCAGTGCAATCACGGTAAAGAACGCAACCGGCAACAGCTTGGCCGGTGAGACTTTTGTTGCTGACACCTACATCTGCGGCATCATCACAAGCATCACGCTAACTAGCGGCGCTTGCCTCGCCTATAACCTCTAATGGGACTTGGTGATTCACTAGGTAAGGTCGCGACGAATGTGATCAAGGCGCTTGGCGCTGACGTGACGATTCGTTACGTCACTGCTGGTAGTTACAACACGACTACCGGGACGGTGACGGAGACGACTAGCGATACTGCGATCAAAGGAGTTGTGCAGGGAATCTCAGCAAGAGAAGTCAACGATTTAATCAAAACGACCGACAGGCGTTTGATCATTTCTGCGGACGAGGTTGCTACAGCTCCATCAACTAAAGACCGGGTTGTGATCAGCTCAGTCGAGTACCAGATCATCCAGGTCAACACGGTCGACCAAGACAACACGGCTATTACGCACGAGATGGTGCTGAGGGCGTAGTGATGGCACAACGCATCAGGTTTGATCAGATCGGTGAGTACGTCGAGGATAAGTTCAACAACCTAATAGCAGCGGCTGTTCTGACGGCAGATCAAAAACTTAAAGAGGGTAGCCCTACGGATACAGGACGTCTCAAAATTAGCTGGCAGGTTTCTGAAAACGTTGCAGACGGTCAAGGCAAGCCCCCTGGCAAATACCCAAACGTAGTGACTCCGCCAGATCGTACTAACTACGACCAGGAGCGGATTGGCAACACATACATCATGTATAACAACATTGAATATGCAGAGCCTGTAATCGCAGGGAAGAACTTGCCGCGCTCTTGGAAGACAGGCGAAACTAAGGGCTGGCGTTCACGAAACAATCAGATAGACAAGAACTACCATTTGACAGTGGCTAAGGACGTCGCGAACTTCATTAAGGCCAACGCTAAGGATTGATGACTAGCACCTTTAACGATGTCCGAGCCGTTATCGAAGGGCGGATTGCTACTGAGATGGCCAACTCTCCGGCATATCAGGTCGCTTATGCCAACACGGCTTTTACTCCCCCGGCAGATGCGCCTTGGCTGAGCGTACAAATCAATTTCGGAAGCAACGCCTATTACACGTTGCAAGCGCCGACTACAGGAACCAACAGGCAATCTGGTGTCGTGGTCGTCGATATTTTCGGCGCGGTAGGGGTTGGGGCGGCAAGTGTTTTGACCATTGCTGAAAGGGTCAAGGATCTGTTCGACAGGCAAACGGTCAGTAGCATTATCTTTGATGCTGCATCTGGCCCAAGCGAGATTGCTTCTGGGTTGTCAGATTCTTTCTTTCAAGTACAGGTTAGCGTGAGCTTCGATGCCTACCTAAGCTAGACTCGAAAAAAGCCACTACCGCACAAAGTCATGGCTACTGTTTTGTCCGGTACGTCCGGCGCTCTCTATTACAAGCCTGCTGGCACGAAGTCTACGTTCACAGCCGCGAACGTGACTAACGGCAGCAACAACATTAACGTCGGCACCTACCTGAATTTTCAGGTGAACGACAAGGTTTCCTTCGGCACTGGCACCGGTGGAACTCTTCCTGCGGGCCTTAGTGCTAGCACCGATGTTTTCATCCGTACGTACACGGCTGCGACTGGCATCGCTACTTTTTCTGCTACGTCCGGCGGTACAGAGTTAGCTTTGACTGACGATGGCACCGATGGCACAACGCCTTTCACGATTGACTTTGCTGAGCATCAGTCCGTCGGTGACTGTCGCGAGTGGTCTTTTGAGGTGACTCGCGAAGAGCTGGACACCACTACCATCGGTGGCACCCTTGCTCAGAACGCTCCTTTCCGGACCTTCATCACCGGCTTCGCTGATGGCTCTGGTTCTGCGACCGTTTACTTCACCGACGACGCTACTACGATCGCTAACCGTCTGATCGAGGACGTGATCCAGCGGAAACAGGCTGGCGCTAACTTCAAGCTGTACACCGATCTGGTTCTGTCCTCAGGCTCTCCTGATGACACGGCTAGCACCTCGATCGAGATCCCTGCGGTGATTAACTCTGCATCGTTCTCCGTTACTCCGGATGATGCACAGGCGGTTGAGATTAGCTTCCGTCCGACCTCGGCTCCTACTTTCGACTTTGCTCGTTCTTGATAAAAACAACATTGCTTTGCCCCCGACTTGTGTTGGGGGCTTTTTTGTGTGTAAGCTGATAACCAACAGCAGTATTTTTTGTGCCTAGTGCTCTTGATCGCTTAAAAAAAGCGGCCAATCTGAAGCCAGTCAAAAAGACCGTTACCTTGTCTGATGGCACTGAATTTGAGTTTTGGCGCACACCTCTGACGATGGCCGAGCGAGAGCGTGCGCAAAAGGGGGCTAGTGATGATGCAAACCTTTTCGCATTGCAGCTCTTAATTCTCAAAGCTCAGGATGCAGATGGTGCGCGTTTGTTTTCAGGTGGGCAGATAGCAGAGCTCAAGCACGAGGTGCGTGATGCAGATCTGCAACAGCTGATGCTGGCTGTGCTTAGCGAAGACGATGAGGAGCCTGTCGACCCAAAAGGCTCAAGCAGGAGCTGAAGAAAGACAATCTGCTCCGGTTGCAGTTAGGCGTTGCTAAAGAGCTCGGTTATACGTTGACCCGCTTGAATGCTGAGGTGACCATAGAGGAACTGTTTCTGTGGTCCGCTTATTTTGAGCTGCAAAATGATGAGCACGAAGAGCGGATGAAAAAGGCGAAGCGCAGGCGCTAAAGTCGAGAGAACAGGTGCTGACTCATGAGTTCCGTCGCACGCATTGGCGTTGAGCTAACCACAGCCAAGCCAGTCAAGGAACTTAAAAAGCTTGAGAATGCTCTGAAGAAAGTTCAGGGCGTCTCTCAAAATGCTACCGGCTCCCTGGGTGAGCTTGGAAAAGGCGCTGGGGCGGCAGCGGCTGTTGGCAAGAGCGCAAAGGCTGCAGTCCCTGGTGTCACTGCTTTAGGCGGTGCGCTTAAAGCGGCTCTAGGGCCTATTGCTGTTTTAACGACAGCCGCTGGTGCGCTGACCAGTGCCTTCTCAACTCTTGCTGCACAAGATTTTGCTGAAGCCAAGGTGCGCTCTCTTGGTGTTAATAGTGATGAGCTAACTAAACGTCTTTCTGATGTAAGCAGAGAGTTGGCAGGGCAAGCCGATGTTGTTGAGTTAACAAGTGCTGCATACGACGTAGCATCGGCTGGTTTTACCGATGCGGCTGATGCAGCAAATATTTTGAAGGCAGCTAGTCAAGGCGCGACGGGTGGTTTTAGTGACATCAATACTGTTGGCGATGCTGCGACCTCTGTTCTTAATGCTTATGGATTGCAGGCTGATAAAGCGGGAAAGCTGGTTGATGGATTTATACAGACGCAAAATGACGGCAAGATTGTCATCGGTGAATACGCCGCCAACATCGCAAAAGTAGCCCCTGTGGCGGCTGCTTTAGGTGTGCCCTTAGAGGAGGTCAATGCCGCAGTAGCTCAGATCACCGCCGGTGGTCAAGGCGCTGAGGTTACTTTCACGGCACTTAAAACAGCCTTCGCTCAGGTAGCTGCAGGCAAGGTTGGCAACGAGTTTAAAAAGTTCGGAGTAGAGATTAGCGCCTCGACTTTGAAGTCTGATGGCCTAGCGGGTACTCTTGAAAAGATCAAAAAGTCTGGCGCAGACGCTGGAACCGTTATTAAGGCTTTCGGTACAGAAGCTGGCCCATCAATTCTTGCTCTTCTCAACGATACGGAGAAATTTAATCGGCTCCTAGAGAATCAAAAGAACTCGCAGGGCGCTGCTGCAAGAGCTGCTTTTGAGGCAAGCGATACAATCAACGGTGCATTGAAGCGACTTCAAACTGCTTTTACAAATTTATTTGCAGATGGTTCTGAATTAGGCGTTTTGTTAAAAGGTATTTTTCAGGTTGCTGCTGTAACGGTCGAGGTTTTCGCGGCTGCGGTAAAGCTGGTGCTAGCTCCTATTCGTGGCCTAGTCTCAGGTGTTCAAAAGTTCTTTGAAGAACTCTCGCCTTTCCAGGAAAATATCAATCTTGCCTATGAGTTAGAGCAAGGATTTCAAGCTGTGATGAAAGGCGTTGATTTTGCGATTGCAGCAGTTCAGGGGTTTTTCAGCATTATCGGCGGGGGCGCTGCTGCTGCTATCGGTAATGTTTTAGGCCTGGCCGAAAGCATACGAAGTGGTGTTGTAAGTATATTTTCCGATCTTGGTGAAACTGTAAGAACAACGCTTAATAATCTTTATGCACAGATCCCAACACCTATTCGGTTCATTATTGATCAGGCAGCTAAAGGCTTTAAGGCTGTTGCTGGCTTCCTTGGCAAAGCAGTTGAAGAGGGTGTAAAGCAAATTACGGGAGGAGTCACAACTCTGGCGCAGGTCGGTGGGTTCAATGCAGAAACCTCTTCTGGTGCAGCCGCTTCAGCCGCTAATGCTATTCAGGAAACTGGTGGAGCCTTAAGTAGTGGACAAAGCGGAGGTCAAACAGAAGCAGAAAAACTTCTTGAAAAAAGACGCAAAGCATCACAGCAACGTATTCAAGACCTGCAGGACCAAGGGGCTCTTGCGGCTGCGCTGAACGATGAAGAAAGAAGGCAGGTGCAACTAAACCTTGATCTTCGCGACATCATTGAAAACACTAAAGGGCTTAAAGATTCAGAGGTGAAAGCTGAGATCGAAGCGCGTTTGGCCTTTGAGGACAAAGTATTAGCGGCACAAAAGTATAAAAAGGATTCAGCAGAGGCAGCGAAAGCGCAAAAAGAGGCTGCCGATGCGATTGAGAGACAAGCGCAGAGAATGCAGCAGATTTATGACCAGATCGGATCGTCTATTGCTGATGGTGTTGTCGGGATGCTTGATGCAGCAGTTGATAAAACAAAATCCCTCGCCGATGCTGCTTCTAACGTGCTGAGGAGCGTTGGAAACATTCTGATGAAGCTTGGCGTCAATACCTTGCTTAAAGCAACTGGCCTAGGCATCTTTGAAAACCTCGGCGGATTCTTCGCTGACGGGGGCCGTCCGCCGGTTGGTAGACCTTCAGTCGTTGGTGAGCGTGGCCCTGAGTTGTTCGTCCCACGGACTTCCGGAACGATTATTCCGAACCACGCTTTAGGCGGTAGCGCTAACGTAACTGTGAATGTTGACGCATCAGGTTCATCTGTTGAAGGCAACGGAAACGAAGCTGCCCAGCTCGGGAAGGTTCTTGGCCTTGCTGTCCAACAGGAGCTACTGAAACAGAAACGTCCTGGAGGCTTGCTGGCTACCTGATGGCTGACTTTCCTGATTTTGACCCCGCACCGGGGATGACTAAATCGAGCGCACCAATCGTACGAAAGGTGCAGTTCGGTGATGGCTATGAAGCTCGTTTGAAGTACGGCATCAACCAAAATCCGAAAACATTCAACTTCACGTTTAACGTGTCGGAGGCTGAGTCGGACACTATCGAGACCTTCCTCGATGCCCGTGCTGTCGATGCGGAAGATTTCACCTATACACCGCCTGGCGAAGCGAGTGCGCTTAAGTTTGTTTGCGAGCGGTGGAGCAAGTCGATTCCTTCGCCGGATCGCGCCACAATCAGCGCAACGTTCCGACAAGTTTTTGAACCGTAATGGCAGTTGCTGCTTGGGCCGCTAGCACCGCGTTTTCTGTAGGTGACATCCGACGTGCTTCGACACAGCAAGCATCTGGCTTGTTTTTTCGATGCACTACAGCCGGTACATCAGGTTCTTCTGAGCCGAGCTGGCCGACAGACATTGGCAGCACGGTCACTGACAATACTTGTGTTTGGACCGGGATCGCTTCTGCGTTTGAGGAGCTATCAAAGTTAAGTCCTAGCGCAATCATTGAGCTGTTCGAACTGCGGCTAGATAGCACGCTGCATGGTAGTTCTGATGTTCTTCGTTTTCATGCGGGCGCAAACGCAGCGGTAACTGGCAACATAGTTTTTGCAGGCAATACTTACACTCGGATTCCGATTGAGGCGGATGGTTTTCAGCTAACAAATACGGGCACTTTGCCTCGTCCAAAGTTGACCATTAGCAACCTAGATGGAACGATGACCACGCAGCTTTTGCTAGTAAACGCAACTACTGCAGGCAATGACCTTGGAGGCGCGGAAATTCGCCGAATCCGAACGCTAAAGAAGTTTCTAGACGGCGAATCAACCGCCGACCCGAACACTAAATTCCCTGATGAACGTTGGTTCATAGATCGCAAGGCGAGTGAGTCACGCGATAGCGTGACGTTTGAACTAGCTAGCAAATTTGACCTTGCGGGTCAGAAGCTCCCTAAGCGTCAGGTAGTCGCGAACGTATGCCAGTGGGTCTACCGAAGTTCAGAGTGCAGCTACACGGGTACTGACTATTACGACGTAAATGGGAATGAGGTAAGCACGGCAGCAGAGGACGTCTGTGGCAAGCGTGTTTCTAGCTGCAAGCTACGTTTCGGGAGCACCGCCGAGTTGCCTTTTGGGTCGTTCCCTGGAGCTGGGCTTGTTAAATGATGAAGCTAACGGCAACGATGCAGGCTGAGATTCTTCAGCAAGCTAAAGATGAGTTCCCGCGTGAATGCTGCGGTTTGATTGCTGTTGTCAAAGGCCGTCGCCGTTACTTCCCGTGCAGGAATATTGCTGAAACGCCCGACGAACACTTTGTTCTTGAGGGCTGGAACGAAGTAGAAGATAAAGGCGAAATAGTTGCTGTAGTCCACAGCCATCCAAAGATGAATCCGACGCCATCACCCGCTGATCGTGTGGCGTGCGAAAAGTCTGGCCTGCCGTGGTTCATCGTTAATCCGAACACCGAGGCATGGGGCTACTGCGAGCCAGACGGTTTCGAGCTTCCGTATGTAGGGCGTGAGTTTGTCCACGGCGTTGTTGACTGCTACAGCTTGTGCCGTGATTGGTACGCGAGGGAGTGGGGTTTAGAGCTGCGAGATTATGACCGTCGGGACCAGTGGTGGGAGCATGGCGAGAACCTGTATCTAGAGAACTTCCAAAAGGAAGGATTCCACAAGATTCCGGTTGAGGAGCTGCAACGCGGTGATGCGTTGTTGATGCAGCTGGTCTCGCCTGTCCCTAACCATGCTGCGATCTATCTAGGCGATTCGCAGATCTTGCATCATGTGCAGGGGAGGCTGTCGAGCAGGGATGTTTACACCCTTGGCAGCAGTTACTATGGCAAGAGCACAGCCTGCGCCTTGAGGCATGAAAGTCGTTAAGGTCTACGGCGCACTCCGCAAGCGATTAGGCCGATGCCGGTTTGAGTTTGAGGCGGCAACACCAGCTCAGGCTCTAAAGGCTTTATGCGTTAATTTTCCTGGCCTTGATAAGTGGCTAATTGATAGCGAAAAAGATGGCGTTGGCTATCGAGTGATGGTTGGGAAAGAGCGTGTTGCGGACGATTTAAATGTTTTAGCGATGCCTTGGAGTGAGCAAGAAGTTTTTAGTATTACGCCTGTTATTGCTGGTGCAGGCGGTGTCGGACGGATTGTGCTTGGCGCTGCATTAATTGCTACTGCAGTTTTGGTTCCGGGCTTAGGAACGACTCTCGGCACTGTAGGCATTTTTGGATCAACGTTTGGCGTTGTTAGTGCAGGCATCGGTGCTATCGGTGCTGGCATGGTATTGACTGGTGTTGCTGACATCATTTCGCCGCAGCCTTCGCTAGACAGTGGACTTGACGAAGCAGTACAGCTTGAGTCGTTTACGTTTTCAAACGTCGTAAATACAAGTAAGCAAGGTTTGCCGGTCCCAATAGCTTACGGCCGAGTGTTTGTTGGATCGGCTGTGATTTCAAGCGGCCTTGACGTTGATCAAAAAAGAACATGACGCAAGCTAAATACATCGCAGGATCTGGTGGTGGCGGCGGCTGCTTTACCGGCGACACTCTTGTTTCTATCCCCGGCGGCAAGGTTCGCATTGACGAACTAAAAGAAGGGAGCGAGGTGATCAGCTTTGACGACAAGGGGAACACTCATGTTGCAAAGGTGCTGAAGGTTCATGTTCACGAAAATGAACAGGTTTATCGCTATGGCTTTTGGGGCAATGAATATGTAGACGCAACACCAAACCACTGGGTTCTGAACCAGTACAACGCATTTGTTGCGATTGAGAGCCTTGGTTTTGATGACTGTTTGGTTGATGTCATGGGACATCTTCGGCCGATGACAAGCCGAGAAGATCTTGGCACGGCTACGGTTTACAACTTAACGGTTGAACGGCAGCACACTTTCATCGCCAATAACATCCGTGTTCACAACGCTGGCATTGGTCAGAGAATTGCCGGCGCCGGTGGTGGCGGTGGCGGAAAAGGCGGCGGTGGCAGTTCGCATACGCCAACAGAGGCTGACGATACGCTGCAGTCAGTGCAGTTTGCTTCTGTTCTTGATGTATTAAGTGAGGGAGAGATTCAAGGCCTAGAGGATGGCAACAAGAGTATTTTTTTGCAAGACACGCCGGTTCAAAATGCTGACGGGTCTAACAATTTCAGTAAGTTCACGATTGTTTCACGTACCGGGACGCAAGCTCAGACTCACATCCCCGGTGACTTCGGTTCTACACAGGTTGAAGTAGGCGTTAATGGTGAAGTAGTTCAGGGCACCCCTGTTACCCGATCAATAACTAATAGTGAAGTAGATCGAGTGCGTGTCACTGTATCGATTCCAGCTTTACGGAAGATTGAAGACGACGGTGATATTGTTGGCCACGAGGTCAGCATTAAGTTTCAAGTTCAGTACAACGGCGGTGGTTACAACGATGTAATTACAGACGCTATCAAAGGCAAAAGCAGCGCAAGATACCAGCGTGATTACATGATCACGTTAACAGGAGCTTTCCCGGTTGATATTCGAATGGTGCGTGTAAGTGCTGATGAAGCCAGCACTCGTCGTTCTAGTTCAACATTTTTTCAGTCTTATACCGAGATAATTGATGAGAAGTTTCGCTACCCAAACACTGCCCTAGTTGGCTTACGGTTTGACTCGCGACAGTTTAATAGTGTTCCGTCACGAAAATATCTGATCCGTGGCATTAAGGTCAAGATCCCCAGCAACGCGACGGTAGACACAACAACACATCTAGGCAGGATTACATATTCTGGCGTTTGGGATGGAACTTTTTCGGCAGCAACATGGACTAACGATCCTGCGTGGTGTTTATATGATTTGCTTGTTAACGATCGATATGGGGCAGGCGTCCCGGAAGATACGCTCGATCGATATGACTTTTTTGCTGTTTCTCAGTATTGCAACGAGCTTGTAGATGATGGCAAGGGCGGCCAAGAGCCAAGATTCAGCCTCAATATCCTTATCAACCAACGCGATGAAGTTTACAACGTAATCCAGTCTTTGACTGCGATTTTCCGTGGCATTTCGTACTACGGCTCTGGATCGCTAGTTCTGCTTCAGGACAAACCTAGTGATGCACAGTATGTCCTCGGGCCAGCCAATGTTCTCGAAGGATTGTTCACTTATTCTGGTTCCTCGCAAAAATCGCGTCACACTGTTGCAGTTGTAGCTTGGCAGTCATACGACACTCGCGGTGATATTGAATATGAATATGTTGAAGACCATGATGCAGTCGCAAAATACGGCATCATCAAAAAGGATATTAAAGCCATTGGCTGTTATAGCCAAGGGCAGGCGCATCGTTTAGGTAAGTGGGCGCTTCTGTCTGAACAGAACCTCACAGAGACTTGCGAGTTTGGCGTTTCTATTGATAGTGGAATTGTCCTTCGCCCAGGGATGGTTGTTAACATCGCTGACCCATTGCGCGGTGGAACGCGCAGGAGCGGACGTGTCAGTTCAGCGACTACAACTGTCATTACTGTCGATAGCAGCTCCGACCTGTCAGTAAATCTTGCAGCTAGTCCAACAATTGCGGTTTTGATGCCAACCGGTTTAGTTGAAACCAAAACGATTAGCAGCATTTCAGGAACTGCAATCACTGTTTCATCTGCATTCAGTGAGGCCCCAAATGCGGGAGCTGTTTACTTAATCGAAACTTCCGATATTCAGGCTCAGCAGTTCCGTGTATTAACAGTAGATGAGGCAGGCGATGGTATCTATGGGGTAACTGCTGTTGCTTACAATGAATCAATTTACAACGCTGTTGAAAGAGACTTAGATCTTACGCAGCGAGATATCACAAATTTAACCGGCAAACCTGCTGCCCCAGAGTCTCTAACAGGTACTGAATTCTTATACCAAGAAGGCCAAACAGTTCACACTGGTTTTGACTTTAGCTTTACCCATGACCGAATTAACACTAACGATTTCTTAGTTAAGTATAAAATTGACAACGATAATTTTACAACGATTACTACATCTTCCCCATCGCTTACCTTAAGGTCATTACGCGCTGGGACATTAACTGTCCAAGCTTTGGCCCGGAACTATCTAGGCAAGCAAAGCTCTATATCAACAGCAACATTCACGCTTGTTGGCAAAACAGCAGTACCTGGCGATGTTCAGAATCTGTCGATTGAGCCGATCAGCGCAAATAGTGCTCGCCTGCGCTGGGACCAAACCGTAGACCTTGACGTAAAGGTGAACGGCCTTGTTCACATCAAGCACAGCAACTTGACTGACGGGACAGGAACGTGGCCTAATTCTGTTGACTTAATTCCTGCTGTTGCAGGTAACTCAACTGAAGCAATCGTGCCATTAGTCGAGGGTGAGATATTCGCCAAGTTTGAGGACGACTTGGGCAACAAGAGCACAAACGCAACAAGCGTCATTGTGCAGTTCCCAGACACGCTGGGACGGTTAATTGTCCAATCTCGGAGAGAAGATCAAGACACTCCGCCATTTCAAGGTCAGAAGACCGATTGTTTTTATGACGAGGATTTAGATGCGTTAATTATTGACGGCAGTGAGACGATAGATGATCAGTCGGATTTTGACGACATCAGTTCATTCGATACCCTTGGCGACATTCTTAGTTCTGCCAACTACCAATTCGTCAGCAACTTAGATCTTGAGACAAAATTTTCAATCGACTTAGAACGTCGCTTTGTTACCCGAGCATTTTTCCCTAACGATCTAATCGATTCCCGCACAGCGAACATTGACACCTGGAACGATTTTGATGGCACTGACGCTGATGCAGTGAATGCGAAGATGTACTTCAGAAGCACTGATTCTGATCCGACAACCGTACCCCATCCATTCGGGCCGTGGCAGGAGTTTGTCAACGGTACGTTTAAAGCCCGAGCATTTCAGTTCAAGGCAGAACTAAGCAGTTCCGACGTTGCTCAAAACATTTTGGTTGATGAGCTGGGCTTTGTGGCGACGTTCCAGCGTCGTCAGGAAAACAGCAACGCTGCTATCGCTTCTGGCACTAGCGCTAAGCTTGTTTCGTTTGACAAAGCCTTTTTCACGGGCACAGGTTCGCTTGGTGGGACGAACGCCTATCTGCCAAGCGTTACCGTCACAGTTCAAAACCTAGGTGCTGGCGAGCGCATCAATATCCCTAGCATCACAGGCACTGGCTTCACCCTTGAAGTACTGGACACAGGCGGCAATCATGTGGACCGCAACTTCACTTACACGGCTGTGGGCTATGGCAAGGCGGTTTAACATAGAGCCAATGTTGTCCAAAACGGGCTAGGTCATGGCAACCCACGACTATGTGATTGCAAACGGCACGGGTGCGGCAGTCCGTTCTGATTTAAACAATGCCTTAGCGGCAATCGTCAGCAATAACAGCAGCAGCTCTGCCCCCGCAACGACTTACGCATATCAGTGGTGGGCCGACACTAACGCCAACCAGCTCAAAATCAGGAATAGCGCCAACAACGCATGGATTACGCTGCGTGAGCTTGACGGCACGATGCTGATTGAGGACGGCACTGCTGCCGCTCCTGGTCTTGCCTTTGCTGACGACCTGGACACTGGAATTCATAGCCCTGCAGCAGATCACTTTGGAATCACTACTGGCGGCACACAGCGTGTTCTGTTTAAGAACGATCTGACTGTATTTAACGACGGCGGGAATAATGTTGACTTCCGTGTGGAGTCAGACACCAATACTCACATGCTGTTTGTCGATGCATCAACTAATCGCATCGGTATTAACACAGCATCTCCTGGGTTCAAGCTTCACTGTGTAGAAAGCGGGTCGGCTGCTGCTATCTGTGCATCTTCTGATGTTTCTGCCGATGCTATAGCTTCACGAGTTGCTCTTGGCAATTCCGTAGGAACTGCACGTTTCACCATCAACATGAAAGGTGGCGGTAGCGAGCTTGCTTATTTAGGTACTGAAGGCAATTTCCCATTTTATTTCCAAACTAACGGCGCGGAGAAAGCGCGTTTAGACGCAGATGGGCGGTTCTTGGTGGGCAAAAGCTCCGCAAGCCTAAGCAACTCGAAGCTAGAAGTTACGGGTGCCTCAAATACAAATTTCATATCAATTTTAAACGAGACTGCAAGCGATCTTGACGGCAATCGCTATAGCAAAGTTATGTTCAGAGGCACGCAAAGCGGAGGAGAACAATCAACGCTTTGCAGTGTCCAGTCTGGGCATGACGGAACAGGAGATGACCAAAAAGGCAGACTAACCATCCACACTAATGATGGAAGTGATGGCGATACGCCGACGGAAAGAGTCAGGGTCGATGGACTTGGCCGCGTGGGTATTGGAACGACGTCGCCCAAAGATTATTACGCACAGCAGCTAGTTGTCGATACTGGATCAGCTGCGCAAAGCGGAATAACGATTGTTAGTGATTCATCTAATCAGGGCATGTTTGCCTTTGCAGATGGAAATAGTGGGGATGACAGATTTAGAGGCTTCCTCGACTACAACCACTCCAATAACTCACTTGCTTTTGGAACAAATGCGAGCGAGCAAATGAGGATTGATAGTGTTGGGCGGCTGTTGGTGGGTACGACCTCCCTCAATCATTATGGAACAGTTAATGCTTATTCAAACTCGGCAGAACCAGGATTTAGAGCTGTAGGCGGCTCAAGTATGGGCTTAGGAAGTGCTGTCGCAACGTTCGATAAACATGCAAACACTAACACTACCAGCCAAGTATTTGTAATTTTTTCAATCAACGACCAAAACACTGGTAGCGGTCGAATCAATGCAAACGGTGCCAGCCAAGCGGCATTTGGATCTTTTTCTGATCGTAGGCTTAAGGAAAACATCGTTGACCTTCCGTCACAGCTTGACAATGTTTGCAGGCTGAGACCTGTCGAGTTCGATTACATCCAATCCGAAGGTGGTGGACATCAAACTAGCTTTATCGCGCAAGAGTTTGAAGAGGTTTTCCCTGACGCGGTTGGTGAGCGTGAGGATGGAATGAAAACTCTTACTGGGTGGGGCAAAACTGAGGCCATACTTGTGAAGGCCCTGCAAGAGGCAGTCGCCAAGATCGAAATCCTAGAAGCTAAAGTTGCAGCCCTTGAGGCTGGCTAAGTAAACTTCCTCTGACTTCACTTCATCATGGCTAACACCTTCGTCTGGAAGATCGCAAACCTTGACAGAAATCTGTCGGATGGATTTGCACATACGGCCCATTACACCGTGACGGCAATCAGCGATCAGGTTGACTCTGAAGGCAACGCCTACAACTCAGGTGCTTACGGCAGCGTTGGCCTTGATCGTCCTGACACCTTGGCCGATTTTGAGGATCTGACTGAGGCTGACATCGTGGCTGCTGTGCAGGCTAAGCTCGGTGGCGATGAAAGGGTCACTGAGATTCAGGATCAGCTTGCTGCACGGATCACTGAGCAGATCAATCCAACTCAGGCATCTGGTACGCCTTCTAGCTGGTGATGTCAGCTAGTCGGTTGATGCTGTGCTTCTGGTTAGTCATTGTCTCTTGGCTGATGGCAATCGTGAGCACCGCTCATATCATGTATGGCGCTGGCTACTCACAGGCACAGCGTGATTTCCCTGCAAGACAGCAATGCAACGCCCTGACCCGATGATCGCCGCTAAGCCTGGCGCGGAGGACGTACAGGCTATGGCGGCTAGAACGCTGTGGCTGGAAGAGTTGTTCTTCCTCGACGGTCGCGACATGATCAGTCATCCGCAGCATGGTTTGTTTACTGGGCTTGCGAATAAATATCGCAACCTGCAGTCAACTGACGGTTACTGATGGCGAAGTCCCTTAACGGTCAAACATTTGTTGTCGGTAAACCAAAACGGACCACACAAGGAAATGGTCAGCACTCACGCCCTAAAAAGGGCAAGAAGAGATACCGTGGCCAGGGAAAACGCTAATTCAACTAATGATCAAGCGTCTTGTTTTTGGTGTAGCCGCTGGCGCACTTGCCTTGGCTCCCCTCTCTGCCCGCGCAGATTGGTACGTCAACCCTGAGCTGAATGTCGGCGTCGGCCTCGATTCCGGCGTTGGCTCCGGGATCCTCGAGGGTCATGTTGGCTATGACTTCGATAACGGTGCCTACGTGCAAGCAGGCCCTGCTGTCGTCTTCCCTGACGCTGGCGAGAAGGAGATCGAGTTCACCGGCAAGGCTGGCGTGAGCGGCGGTCCTCTTTACGGAGAGGTTTCATTCAGCACCGGCGATGACTTCGGCCTCGGCTTCAAGACCGGAGCTAAGTTCAGCTTCTGAGGCTAGGATTTAGAAGCACACAGGAAGGGGCCCCGTCTGCACAGCGGGGCTTTTTTTTAGCCATGCAAAAAGTCTGCAACCTGTTGGGCGTTCTCGGCTTCACGATCTCAACGACCCTCGCTGTGATCGGCGTGATGGCTTACACGCGTGTTCCGTCAATGATGAAGCTTTATCTAAGCGAGATGAAGCTAGAGCTGACGGAAACGATCCTCAAGCAGGTCCCGGTCCCCGAGATCCCTGAGATGCCGAAGCTTCCGACCGAGACTGGCCCTGCGATCACGTCACCATTTTAGTGTTAGCGGTCGGATCGTCTGGCTCTCTATCAAGGTCAATGCGTTTATCGAGTTCTGCATTGATTTTCGACCATTTAGGGTCTGACGAAGTTGCCTTTGATTTTTCGTCAAACGAGGCAAGCCATTCGCGAAGGGCTTGACCGGTTGGTGTTGATTTAGGCCAACGAACAAATTTCAGCAAAGCCTTCGGATCGGTGAACAGCATTGAAGAACGCCCCGATTTGCAGGTGTAAACGATCGGCGGGCCTTCGCGATGTTGAGTACGTTCAATCCAGAGCTGACCTGCTGTAAACCGCTCTGTCTTCATGGAGATCCGAGAAATCGTCGTGCCTGAGATTAACTCGTCTGTTGATCTTCCACAGGTAGCGATTCCGCAAGCGCCGCCGGTAACACTCGATATCGGCGTGCCAGTTATCGAGCTACCGCACTTCAATCCGATGGAGATGGAGCCGGAGGTAGAGCCGCAACCCGTAAAGCCTGCGAAGGCGAAGCCTGCTGAGCCTCCTGCCGCTAAACCGCCGCCGGTCAAGCTCCCCACAAAAGAACCACCAGCAACAACAGCACCAGCGCCAAAAGAGCAACCACCTGCCGAGCCGAAGCCTCTTACTGAGCGCATTATCGAAGCGATTCCGACGATCCCGCAAGCGGTAAATACTGCAGGGACATCAGCGATCGCAGTCTCAGCAGCACTCGCAACCCCACTCCTGCTCAAGGCGATCCGGCCGACGATTAAGAAGTTGGCAAAGAAACTTCAACAGGCAATCGGTAAAAAAGTCAAAGTTGAGAGTGTCAGCGAGCGTCGGAAGTTCCAGAGGTCTTTACGGAAATAGAATGGGTGTGGGGGATTGGGTGGTGTGCCCGAACATCGCGGCACACCTTTTCATAAGGGCTGCCTTTAGCGAAACGGATGCCCTTCATCATCAGTTCCCCGCAATGCTTAAGCCTCGAAATTTCAAAGTCCAAGCGTTTGTTAGCGAGCAACTGTTGTTGGAGAGCAAGCTGCGTATCTACAGCCTCCTTACATCGTTTCTGTAGGCCCTGATCGAGCGGAATAGTGGCCTGGATCGATAGGCCGAGATTCCAGTTGTGATTGTCTTTTTGTCCTGTGCGGGTGTCTTTGAAGAACAGGACATCTCCGGGATTATCGAGGCGACCGTCATCATCTAGATCCGATAAGTCGTACACCGGATCCGGGTAGCTGTATTCATACGGCAGGCCCCAGGATTTCGTTCGGTTGAGATACGGGGTGACCGTTAGGGTCGGCCCCTGGCACTGGATGTTGCCGCCGTAGGTATTAGTGATTGCGCTCCCTTGAAGGATCTGTACCGCCTGGTTGCTAACCGATCCGGAGGACGTTGCTGTAGGGCTTGCGGTTGCCGAGATGCCGCCAACATCTTGTGCGTTGACCGGAGCGGTCGCGATTATTCCGAGAAGGAGGAGACCGTATCGGTAACGCTTGTGATTTCCGTGGTGCGCTGAATAGTG